TGTAGGCATTTGTCCTAAGCCTGCGTCTGAGGCGGCGGAGACGTCTTCGCCTTATCTTCTTGCGGCTTCGCGGCATCTTCGTTCGCGCTACGCTGTTGAATATTGGCAACGCGCTTTTCAATCATGTTCGCGATTTTACTCTTCGCATCGCCGCCGTCTTCGGGCTTATCTTCAACGACCTTTATGCTCACGTCGAAGTAATCACTAACCGAGCCTACCCCGTCCTGAATGGAATTGTATATCTTTCCGAGGTTTACCACGAGGGCGGGCGTTATCGCTTGAATACGACGCTGGATCTTCGCCTCTAACGCTGCGAGGGGAACGCCGATATCCGCAAACCGTTCTTTTAGCGATTGGATGAGTTCATCGGTGATCTTGACGTTCGTTCGTAGCGTTGCTTCCGCTTGTTGAATCGCTGCTTCCGTTACATCGCTTGGGATAACGGCTAGGATGCATGCACGACGGCGCCGTGAGGCTTGATTCGCAATGAGTTCGTATACGTCACGCGGGTCCTGAAGGGGCTGAATGCCCTTCTTCGAGTGCCGTTCATGCTTGACGACGAAGTTAATCACCTGGCGAAGATTGGTTTCGAGGTCCCATGCGACAACCTGGACGGTACTCTCCGTCATGCGCTGTTCGAGGATCTTGGTCTCGATGTCAAGGTTTCCCCAATATTGGGCGATCGCTTCTGCGGCGCGGATGCTCGGGCCGGTGATGTCCGATCCCCCGCGGGCGTAGGAGTACATTGCTTTCTCCGCGAGCGTCTTACGCGTGAAGGCATTTAGGATCTTATCGACCGCATCTACCTGATTACGCGGGAACTTCTTCGCCATCATAACGGCGGCATTCACTTCGGAGACGGCGCGCGAACTATCCATTTCCGCTACGCTGCTTGCCGGCATCTTTACCGGGACTTCCCCAAACGGATTTAACGATGCGGACTTTTCAATTGCGTTCAAGCTACTTTGTCTTTCTTGATGAGAGGGTTATGCTTTTCGATTTTTATGGATCTTTTTTCGCTTGGTTCGACATAGTAACCGGAACGCGAATTCGTCTCATATGTTGCGATCGGGTTGCCCTGCTCGTCTTGCAACGTCTCGTTATCGCCCATGAAATCGCCGAGCGTTCCTTCTAGCGCTTTGACTTCTTTATCAATATCGCGAGCGGCTTTCTCATACTCGCTTTTGTCTTTTTTTATCTCCGCTATTTTCTTTACTAGCCCAACGATTTCGCTTGTTGCTATTATCGAAGATCCGTACTTCTCATGCGGGAACTTCAGACGGGCGTCGTCTATTGTGCTTGATGCAGGCGCGCATCGTCGCAACTGCATTTCAAGTTCCCCGTACTCGTCCCGGTCTTTCGTCTCGTTCATGCGGCGCCATATATCACGACCGAGAAGAATGCGATTCCAAATCTCGGTAATAAGATATACCATGCCGGCGATCTCCGCATCGTTACGCGGAATCTCGTACACCGCGAAAGGACGACCGCCGAACATGGCCGCCAGGTCTACAACGTCCGCGTCTCGCACAAAAGCCTGCTGTTGGCATTGAAGATAATACGCATCGGGGACTTTTGACGATCCCGGCTCTCCCCAATCGGAAAGGTTTATGGGGGAAACGATGCCGGCCGTCTTGAGCTCTACCGGGCGATTCTCTCCGTATGCCGAACGATCGAGGCTCGCCATAATATACGGATATTCAGCATGCGCGAGAATGCGATTGACGGAGTGAACTTTTCTTCCCGTTCTCCGCATGTATAATTCGGCGACTTGCGGCTCTAATAGCGTGCCTATTTCGACCGCTTCGTTTTTGCTCAAATCATCGGGAGCGATAATCCCGACTTTCTCCGCCCATAACTTGTACGGGGTCTTATATTTTGATACGCCGCATGCCGCAGCCGCATCGCTCGCGCCGATCCCGTCCTTGCGTAATTCTAACCACTGTTCTCGATTATCATAGGGGAGAGCGATCGGCCTAAGACCGCGGGGAATAGATGGATACGTTACCATGCGAGACGACCGCTTCCTGATGCTTTATCTACGAGGTAGAACCCTTGGGCCTCAAAATGGGCTATGATTTTTTGAACGTCGTATATTCCTCCGAGTTGAATAGACACTTCTTCCAATCTCTTGCGTATCGTGTCCTTAAAGTCGTAACTGTGAGGAATAGTTCTAGATTCTTCGTATTCCGAATGTTGCGCCATATCTTCACTAAAGACAGGGCCTAGCGTTCGTATTCTTTCCGCTATCGAATCATCATCGTCATGTATGTTTTCCAAAATCTTACTCTCTCGCTTGAACGACGACTTGCTTATTACAAAAAACAGAACCTAAATTATATCCTGTGCCCTGATAAACAAGTTGTACGCTATACGTATCGGGGACAGTGAAATCCGTCCCGGTCGTTATGTATGTTACGTACACTCCGCTATTCTGTACTATCGCCGTCACTTCCACTCGTGTTCCTGTCGTAACTCCGAGAAAAACAAGTTGTATATTCGTCGATCCGGGGGGAATGGGATTTTGCGGCGTAACCTTAAAAGGAACGCCTACATCGCCGCAATTGAAGTCCGCCATTTATGAAACACGCCGCAAATCCGCAAGTTTTTTATTGAGTCCGGAAACTTCAGCATCGCAAAACGCATGGTAGAATACCGAATAGGGAAGTTTTTCTTGCTTCCCGTCTCGTAGCCAACGGTAGAACGCCCTGCTGTTTACTCCTGATTTTGCAATAGCGTCTTCATTTGATAGGCCTGATTGCTTCGCGGTAATAATAATTTGCATGGTTTCACGAGTAAGATTCGTTCGTCTTCCTCGCATATATGAAACCTCCAACAAAAAAAGACAGCCTTCGCTGCCTTCCCCTTAAACGACATAATTTCGTCACACCAGAGGATATGACGAGAGCCTTTTCCGCTCCGCAATTATATCAGGTTCTTCGTATTCTCTCAATAGGAAGTTTCTTTTTTGCGAGGCGGTCGATCGCCGCTACTCGCAAGGGTTGCTCCGTTCTCGCGCGTTCAGCAAGCGCACGCATCGCGCCGCCGGGACATAGCCGAAGATCCTTGAGTTCTTCTTCCTCAACGTATACCGATCGAAACCGCATGCGTCGAATTCCAGCCGTGAGAAACCGCTTACGCCGATCCTCACGATCAAATCCATTCTCGCGAATCTCCATGAGATACCGACGTACGACGACAAGATCATAATCGCCGCGGACATCGTAAAACCAATATTCCCCGGCGCTTAAGCGCGCCTGGAAGCGATAGAGGAGAACGCGCTCTTTCGCTTGATCGTCGTCGTTACGATCACTCTGTTTCTTGACTTTGACCACCGGGCTACGACGTCTCTTGCCGTTACGCGATCCTTTTCCTCGCGGGATATCACCTATTTCCGCAGGCTGTATGAGATCGCGAACCCATCCCGCATAGGGGTCCCAAGGCAAAGACTCTCGCATTGATTGTAATGCATCGGCCTCTTCCTCATCGGTCGAATATCCGCCATGCGGAAAATATCGGTAAAATTTACCGCCCGGCAAATAGCGAGGATCAGCTTCTTCCTCTCCTTTTTCTTCCTCAAATTCGGTAGAGAGAGAAGTTTCCTCCCCCGCTTGTATCGCCGCTAGTTCCTCTTCCGTAGGAACCCAATCAGCCGCCAGGCGAGAACGCTCTTCTCTTTTCATGGTCGGAACGGATCTTTCCCAAGAGGCATCGGGAATTTCTCCTCATCCTTCACGGCAAGCAATGCGACTTTCTTCCCTTCCGCCCATGCGTTAAACGCCTTGATATATACCGCTAATTCTCGGATGTTCCCGACGTTGAAATGACTACGACGATCCGCTCGAAACGTCCGTAGACGAAGACGAGGATCTCCCTCATAAAGCCCTACTCCGGAATGCAAGCCTTTCTCCCAATCGGAGATATCAATATCTGTTCCGTATGCCGCGCGTCGCGTTACGAGAACGCCGGTAACGCATGCCGTCGTCGTAAGACTTAGTATGCGCGGGACTTTGGCGGAATTTGTCGAGAGCTTACGCCCAAAGGTAAGAGCATCTTGGAGATCTGGAAACGCGACGAGCTCTTCGTCCATCATTTGAAACGTGGGAGATTTTCGCTCATTTTGAGAGGCGACTTCCGCGACCGTGAGACGCAGGCCGTCACGGAAAATTCTCTTGCATGTAAGCAATGCACGCATAACCGGAGCGAATTCGGTCGAGGGACGATCGCCCGTTGAAATCTGCCGATGATCAGCATATGTTCTTTTCCTCCCGATATCCATCACGATACGGGATTCTTTTTTCGCATTTCGTACGACGAGCGCTTCGATCTCAATGCCGGAGACGGAGACCGCCCGAAGACGGTGCTGTCCGTTAATGAGCGTTCCGTCTTCAGCGATCATGATCGCATCGTTGGAAACTTTCCATTCCCCGCGCTCCATCGCTGAACCGTACTCCAAGACGCGAGCTTCGCTTATACGACGATTCTCGTTTTTTTCAAGCATACGGTCGGCGGCCCCCGGCGTGATCGTTTCTATGCCGGAGATTTCCTTTTTCACGGAGAGACCAAGCCGGAATCGGGCGGAGTAGAGACAGCGTTCTTCATCGCCCCCACGGCGCCGCGGATAGCCGGCAAGAGCGTCGTCGCGAGACCGGCGAACGTACCTATTCCCCTTGCGATCCCATCCGCTCCGTCTAGCACCATAAGTTCTTTGACGTTGCTATATGCGCTCGCCGCCGCACGCACGATTTCCGGCATCTTCTCCGCCAGGAGCTGCCCGATAACCGCATCTTGATTGAGCGCTAGAGCCTCGGCACGCGCTTTAATGCCGTCCGCTTCCGCTAGTAAGACGGCACGCTTTGCCGATCCGTCCGCCTCGCCGTTTACCGTCGTTGCCGAGGCTTGCGCTTCCCCGGTTATACGGACGGCATTTGCCTTTGCCGTTGCCTCAAGTTCGACGCGCTTTGCTTCCGCTTCCGCATGGTTAATAGCGGCGTCACGAGCGGCTTGCGCCTCTACCTTCACGGCATAAGCGGCGGCGTCTGCCGGCTTTCTTACTGTCGCCTGAAGATTTTGTTCGGCGAGCGCCGCGTTGAGTTCCGCCGTCGTCGTCTCGGCCCGCGTTACGTTCTGCATCGCGGTCGCTTGAGCGAGAGGCCCGGCCTGAGCCGCCTCCGCTTTGGCCTTATCGACTTCCGCCTGAAATCCCGCGCGTTTGATTTCGCTGTCTCGTATGGATGCGGCCTTATTCGCCGCGGCCTCTTGTTCGCGCTGCGTCGCCTCAAGATCCGCATTGGCCGCAGCGATACGGGCATTCTTCGTTACATCCGCGACGTGCGGAGCGGCGAGGTTCTTTATGTATCCGCTCGGATCAATGATCTCTTTTATCTGCAAGGAATCAATGATAAAACCGAGCTTTATCATGTCCTCGCCGGCGGTTTTCCTTGTTTCGCTCGTAAGAGAGTCTCGCTCTCGTATAAGACCTTCAATCGTCATGCCGCCGATAATCGAACGAAGATGCCCGTCGAACAGGTTTTGTATGTTCCGCGTTATCATTTCGTCGTCTTCATCAAGAAAACGACGTGCGGCATTCGCGATCGACACCGAATCGTCGCTTATCTTAAATATTGCGACCCCTCGTATGCCGACCGGAATCCCCTGTTGCGTTACGCAATCGGTCGAAAGAGACGCCTCGCGTAATCCTAGCGAGAGCTTACGAACCTTCTGGGCAATCGGGAAGACGAACGTTCCGCCTCCTGTAACGATCTTAAACCCGAGCGAATCGGATTTCCCTCCGCGCAATCCGGATATGATAAGAGCCTCGTTCGGCTCTGCGACAGTCCAAAGCATATCAGCCCTTTAACGCCGCTACGTACACGTCTCGCGGCGGGAAATACTCGGTAACTTGAACCATATCTCCGCGCTTGAAAGCTTGAGTCGCATGCGCGTTGAAATTTTCGGTTCCTCCCCGAACGGGGATCGAAACTACTCCGTCAAACTTGGGATCTATCGCCTCGATCACACGAGCGATTTTCCCGACAACGATTTCATCCCGCATTATTTTCTTACCACAACGTTTATAACAAGCGGTTTTTCAGAAAGGCGGATCGGCTTGTCCGAATAGAGGTATTCTCCTGACCAACGAACCAAAACGCCGTTCTCGTCGTAGAAGAAAATACAAGCATGACTTAACCCCCCGTATGTTCCTTCATCGTTCGGAGAATCAGCCATGTATTCGTAGTGGTATGAACCATTAGATCCTCCGGGATCAACATACGACGCCGCAGGGTGTTGCATCGGCGTAAGCTCACGAGCACAATCCGTTACAGGTCCTTTTACCGCATAATATGCGATAGGGCGCCCAAGCGTGAAGAGCGTGATAAATCCCATCATTCCAGGTTGCGTCGTTTCCTCGACGTAACGCTGTATATTTTCCATTTCGCCGTTTTCAGTTATATGGATTTTATTGTAAAAACGGGCCGATTGCGTGGCGTTTTTAAGCTGGGAACTCCCCAAGAGATTCCGTGATGCGGTGTTCTCCGGGGTTGCGACTGTGGCCGAATAACAGCCTGAATTCGTTGATGCCTGCGCAAGCAACGCGACCGCCAGAACGACGGACTTCATCCCGATCATGTGTTGCATTCCTCCATGTCAAGTTCGTTCGGAAGCGATCCGCCGCCGAGCTTGAAGATATTATGATTCGCTTTCGAACTATTCGAATTGTAGCGCGCAACGAGTTCCCTGCATGATTGCCTCTGTCCGGAGAGTTCCGTTCGTAGCTGTTTCTTATCGTCCGCATCCGCAGGAATTTGCTTCCCGAATTCCTTGATTTGAGCAACGCGGGCATTATAGGCCTGATACGTATCACGGAAATCTTCGTATGAATCAATAATATGATCCGTATCCATCGTGCGAGTGAGCACTCGTGCGGGCGCCGTAACGACAGATCCCGCCGCATGGATATACCATAACGGAATTCCAATGACCGCAAAAAATATGAATACGAGGAAAATTCCGACGCCGATTTTGCCCCAATGCATCACGTCTTTATCT